CTTTTCGGCCACTTTGCCGTGGACGTATGGAAGGGCTGCTTTCGCTGCATTGAAGCGCAAGAACATGTCGTCACTTTTGTTCATGACATCGATTAGAAATTGAAGTGGGTCATCCTTTGCATAGTCGTCGTCATTCAAAGGATTGTCATATTCACCACTATTTTCAGTTTTAACTTTTGGTTTCTCAGGAGTTAAAGTTCGGCCTTCTTTTTCAGCCTTTAACTTTTCGATGTAGATAATAATTTCAGAATTATTTCTTAATTTTGAACCTTGCTGTGAAGCTGTCTTTTCTTCGTAACCTGCTGAAATAGCAGCTTCTTTGTTTGTGGCACCATCAACAATGGCGCGAGCAAACTTTTTCATTTTCTCGGTTAATGCCATTGGATCACCTTTAACTTTTGCTTTAACTTTTAATGAAAGGGGAAATTTTTTTATAAGTGAGAGGGCGGGCGGTGTCCGGTGCTGACGAGCTCGAAAATTTTGCCTCCCCCCTCCTGACACGGTTTTATTTGAGAATGATTCTCATTTGAGCATAAATCTACTGAAAATGCTTAAATTCCGTGCTTTCTTGCCATTAAGCTCGACTTTCTGCCTGCGTCTTCTCTTTATGACACGGCACACACAAGCTCTGTAGGTTTGATTCATCATCATTGCCACCTTGTGCGATATTAACGATGTGATCTAACTCAAGCTCCATAGTGACCACACCACAGCATTGGCATGTGTACTTATCTCTTAGATGTATCTTTGCTTTGAGTCTACGCCAAGGACGACCACCACGACCTGAACCCCAATTGTTCTTACTTGAGGCACGTTGTGTCTGGAGTCTCGGCTTGAGTGTTTGTAGTTTCATTTGGATTCTCAAAGTCTGGAGTCAATCGGATAAGAACTTCTGCGACCTGATCAACACCTACTGTAGTCTCAACAAAGCTAACACCGGCTAAGTAACTACCATCACTTAGCTTTACCTTTGTTCCTTTTGCAGACTTACCACCTGCATATTCAATATTCGCAACACTTAATTGCTTAGCCATGCTTCACCTCAATCCAACGTCTTATTTTGGTAGAGAACTGGAGACTCTTGCTCACTTAACTGCATAAGCAACTCATTGTTTTGTTCCAGTGCTGCCAATATCACCTGATCCTTGTTCGCTACCTGCTGAATCAGTGTTGTGTTCTGCTCCACTATCTGTGACAACAGTTGAAGTATTTCTTTGTTTCCGCAACTGCAATCTTTCTTTGAACAGTTCGAATTGTTGTTTGATCCAGTCACGACGTTCCTCACATCCTTTACAGGCCATAACGACACCCATTAAAAAACCGCCACTTGGGCGGTCATTCTTACTTAGTTAACTTAGCAATCAATTCTTCATATTCTGCTTCATCTTCACAACTTAGAGGAATCATTCCTCCAGCATTGCCTTCACCAGTAGGACCAACGTATACATAAACCTTCAGAGCATTTTCATTTAATTTAATGTAGTTAATATTTGAGGTGTTGATTAGATACTCATCATGTTGAACAAACATTGCTTTTCCTTCTTGTAATGATTAAAGAAAAAACAATATATCTTAGCTGCTTAACTATTCCAACACATACTTAAGATCATCAGGCGTTTCCAAATAACACCCGTTTTTATTACAGAATGCATGAATGTCATTTAGGTATTCAGTGAATTGAGCTGTACTTGCATCTGTAGTGCTCATTAGCTCGCATAGGCCGTTTGCTACATCTTGGTAGAGAGGATGCTTAGAATCCTTCAACTCTCTTACAGCTTTGAATGTTTTCTTGTATTGGCCAACGTCATCACGATCATAGATTTTTGCTAAGAAGTTCTTCTTGAAGAACAAATGCTCTGTATCTTTATCAGTGCCTTGATGCTTCGCCCACTGATTTAGCCACATCCAGTACAAACGGTTTTGAGCTTTCGTCCGGTCTTTCTCTTGAGGTGCAATCAATACAACTAACGGCTTCCCTTCACTCGCTGCCTTACTATGATTCACATTAAGAAAGTTAGTCACTGGTGAAATGTCGCAATGGTTCTTAACAACTTGTCGGAATTCCATTTTGACCTCGCAATAAAAAACCACCCGAGGGTGGCTTGATTAATCTATTCAACTTTCATGATGTAATAAGCGCAATGACTAAAAGTAGAGTCATGATCATGTCTTAAAGCTTTAGCCTCTTTCTCTACTTCTGCTCTCGTCATTTCAGAAAATTCAAAGTGCTTAAAACCATGAGTTTCAACAAACCAGTTATGGAGAATCACAACATAGTTGCCTTTAGATACTGTTTCTTCTTTCTTTTCATTTCTAAAAAACATCATCTTCTCCACTGTTCAGATTAAGCATCCGCTCTGTTTTTTCTAACATTGCATCAAACCAGATAACTGCTTGCTCTCTTGTCATTGTTAAGAGTTGGTCATATTCAATATGGTGTTGCCTACAAAGTGGGATTGTCTTTGAGTCACAAGCCTTTAATCCCATACCCTTATTGTGAGCACCTTGATTGCTGTGCGCTGCATCCACTGGTGTTCTACCACACATAACGCATGGTAATTTTCTTATTGCTGCAAGTCGCTTTGCATCACGCATGAAGATTACTTCTAATATTCTTCACTTGGTCTTTGTGTCGCTTAATCTTCGCGTCAATTTCAAGCATCTCTTTCGCAGTCATTAAACTACGTGAAAGGTTTTGAAGCTTTTCTATTTCACTGCACAAAGCATTTAAATTCTTCTTCGCTTCGATTGTGTCCATGTTCACCCCAATCCAATGCCGTCTTTGCTTATGCCATATCCATCCATTGGTATTCTCCAAAAAAGAAAACCCCGTCAAACGACAGGGCTACAAACACTTAATCTTTCCACACTTTCTGCATTCTTTCTGATTGAACATGTCAGATTAATATTCCCAAACATGAAAACAGAATACTTGCCTGATGATTCGGAGCATGTGAACCTCCAAAAAAAGCCCTACGTTTAAGCATCGACTAGCAATCCAGTCCAGCACATCGGAATCCAACGTTCTAAGCTTGTAGGGCATAAAAGCAAAAAGCCCATCGGATGATGAGCTTTTAAAATTGGTGAGAACCCTTGAGGCTTACAGACTATTTCACTCTAGGGCATATTTAATCTCGATCGGCGAAAGACGCTGTAAGAATCCATCACCTAGTGGCACCTTACTTACACTTCGCACCACTCTAACATAAATATGCCACATGCCTTGTACAAGGTCAAGTTCTATACCTATTTGTATTTAATAAAACTATAACGGCAGTGAATTGCAGCTAAACCACATTTAACATCTGCTCTAGCATCATTTTGAGAATAGACAACAACCATATCTCCAACTGGATTCATTTGAGTTACAACCATTTCTGACCAAGAGTTGTTATAGAAGTATCTTTTGATTACAGCATCAAGCCAACCGTCTAATACTTCTGATTGCCCTTGCATGTCGAGAATAAGACGCTGAACTGCACGCGCTTCATTGTCTGTGATTTCACATGTTATACGCCCACGACCTTTAGGGATTGTTGAATCATCAGAACACAGCCAATCAGCCATGATCTGCTCTTTACCTTTCACCTCCTGCTTGCGCTTTTTGGCAGCCTGATCCATAGCGACAGCAATCGGGTTTATGCTCTTCCCACAAGTTCCAGAATTTGAGTACATCCAAGCCCCAAATTGATAAAGCCATTCTTCTAGACTGTATTTAGTCCAGTCCGTTGTTTGCATAATGTGATTTACTGCCGCATTCATACCGTCACCCTAAATCATTAAGTATTTTTTAATTTCATCTATGGCTTCATCTGCCCCGAAGCAGACTTTGCACATGTAACCTTGTTCTTCTAGGCGCTGGATCATGAGTCTTTGACTTGGTTGTAACTTCCCTTTCTTTGACTTCAATTCAATCCAAAGCCCGTGTATCTCACCATTTGGAACAATTAGCTGAAGGTCTGGAACACCAGCCTTCACGCCCAACTTTTTAAACTTTGCAGCTTCAAGGATGTTTCTTGAGCCACCATTAGGAATATGAAACAGGTAATCACTCAAACGACCTGAACCATACTTCACACGATGCGCCCAACTCATGAGCGTCATTTGTTCTTGATCTTCTGTAGGCACTCTATTAAATCGCTTAGAACGAGCTGCCTTTTGTGACTGGACCCTTTGAGCCTCTTTGAATGTGGTCATTGAACACCTCCAATTGAATGGAATTGTTTAAGCAAAAGGATTTGTTCGCCTTTCCCTTTTGCCCATTCAAATTCTTTGAAGTAAGCCATTCCTTCGGGTGTGATATGTCCAAGCCATGTGCTTAAGTCTCGTACAGCAAATCCTTTGTCGCACAATCCAACGAAACCTGACTTGCTGGGCATATCACCACTCTCAAGAGGTCCATTGATTGCTAATTGGTACAACGTATCTAATTCACCACCATTTAACTCAATCACTGTCCTTCCCCCTTGAGCGCTTGCTCTAAAGCTTTAAAGGTTCGAATCATTGCCATTTGTAGAAATTCATGATTGCCGCGCATGTCCCCTTCAACATACTGCAAAGCATATTGAGTCTCCTTTAATGCCCCATATAAACGCTTTTGCAGCTCCTCCACTTTCGCTTGCTGGTGCTGCCAAATAGCCCACAAATCAGACGCAAGAAAATCAATGTAGTCATCTCCACGCATCTCCAAAGCAACATCAACACTATAAAAACTATCTGCGTGATGCTCTTTGAAGTATTCCTCAAACTCTTCTCTACACTTATCCATCTCAAACATCCTTTGATTTACACAGCGGGCTGATGCGGTTTTCTATGGGGAAGTCGTCGCCCATATCATTTAGCAGTTCCATTGCTTTGACTTCTTCCGCTTCGCTGCGCCCGTACCAATAATCATCAAAAGCTTTGCAACCTTTGCGGAATCCTGCCTGTACTTCAGCAGGCTCTGCCAATCTCCATGAATTCATGTACCACTGACCAATGTGCTCAGCCTTAACTGTTTGTATAAAATGATCATCTGGCCAAAATGGTGTGTCCTTAACAACAACCTTATCCCCGACTTTAAACTCACTCATGGCTAGCTCCTTTTTCAAAGAAAAACACCACTGGCTCAGACTTAATTTCAATCAAACCAAAACGAAGTAAATGACGCGCATGTGTGCTATCTCGTAATAACTGCACATCACGATAATGAGTCAGCATTTTTCGCCACCCTTCCAGCGGCATAGACGATTTGTTTGTATTGCAAGGAACACATGCAGGGTTCATGTTTTCTAAAGTGTCGTTTTGCGGTCTAGTCATTTCACCCGTAATTAACTTGCCGCCACCAACATGAATTAAATCTCGCTTCACTGCTTCGATATGATCTGCATGCCACTTATCACCAAGTAACTCACCGCAATAGGCACAATGACCTCCAAACTTCTGCTTAAGCTCAGCACGTTGTTGTTTAGTTAGTTTCATCGGCTGCGCTCCTTAAACTCTTTTAGCTGTCCTTTGCGTCGAAGATTGATGTACTGTAGTGCTGCTGCTCTTGTTTCATCAGTACGAGTGCCGAGGTTGTAATCTCTGCGGAGCTTCATCATTGCGTTGTAATCTACAAATTCGATCATGCTTTCAGCTCCCCTTTAACATTCAGCAAGTCCTTTGCAAACTGAGTTGCTTTGTAAGTTGCGTATGAGTCCTTTTCCAAGTAGCCGCTTTTAATTAATTCCTGCACATAGCACTGGATAGTGTTGTTGGGCGCATCTAGCACATAGTCATGCAAATCCTTCATCGTGAAAGGTTGTGTTGCATGTGTAGCGAATAACAAAATGTCAAAAATGTTTTGGAATGCTTTAACTCGTTTTATTGCTTTCACGCTGCACCTCCCTTACCAACGATCTTTTTAAGTTGGTTCAGGTATTCCATTGCAGTTTCACGCGCTTCAGTGTCAGCTTGTGTCTTTTCCTTCGGTTCAGCTTTTGGAGTGTTATTAACTTTGTTTAGACGAACTGGTTGAACCCATGCAGCTTGTGTTAATCCTTGTTGAGTGAACTCCTTTACAACTTCTACATAGTTTTCTTTGAAAGCTTCATGGGCTAAGTAAGCTGCGCGCTCGTAGTTGCCTGCATAATCAAGATGAGTAAACATCTCATAACAACGGTCGTAAGCTTCTTTTTCAGCGTTTGTAATTGATGCTGATTGATCTGCACGCCATCTGATGATGTTTGCTAGTGCTGCGTTCTTACCCTTGTATGAATCAATTGCTCTTTGTTGCTCAGAACCAAAGCCTTCAATCCCTAAGCACCATTTGCGAAACATTGCAGGATCTGGACAGTAGCCGTTATCACGGACCATTGATAAGCCCTTGTTCACTTGCTCATGAGTAAGGCCATCAAGACAGATCTTCATTGCATGATTGATTTGCTCTGTTGCAATTCCTTCAAAAGTTTTCTCAAATGAGCGAGGTGCAATCGCTTTGAAGATTCCAACAACTTTTGCTGAATTGATATGTGCTACTGCATTTTGATTGTTAGAAACCATACTGTTCATTGCCTGCCTCCTCTTTTGCGATTAGCTCTTGAATTTCAGACATGCGAGTTGAAGCTTGGCTTTGATTAACAAAACCATGATTCTGTTGTTTTGGAGCGAATAAACCTTGATAGTTACCAGTGATTGATGTTTTTAAAGATTGGTTAGAACCTTCATAACCCCACTCAATGAAGTCTTTGTAGATTGCGTTAAGAGCATTCTTAGTTAATTTGGTTTTAGCTTGTTGAGAACGGTTTGCTACATACTGTTCCCAAAGTTCAAGATCACAAAGGTTTGCAAAAGTGTTTTTAGTAAGTTTAATAACTTCGTCAAAACTTAACTTGCGTACTTTGTCTTTGCGTTCTTTTTCAGCTTTAGCTTTTGCCTCAGCTTCCAATTTTTGTTGTTCAAGAATGATCTGTTTTTGAGTTTCTTGATAAACATAAAAACTAGCTTCAAGTGGTTTGTTTGAGCGAAGCGAGTTAATAAATATATTTCTAAAAGAATCTATAAAAAGAAACTCTATTGATGCACCACTAGTCGAAGCACCTTCCGCACCACTAACTGAAGCGGACTGCACCACTAACTGAAGCGCTTCACTAATCGAAGCGCATCGGTTATTGATGCGGAGTGCTTTAATTTCTGAAGCACTAAATTTCTCAAAAGCCTTTACTAAAGACACTTCATTAATCTGGTATTTGTTGCCTAATTTGTTATTACGTTCAACAACTGTAATAACCTCAAACCAAGTTAATTCTTTTAGACCATTGGTTACTGTGCCAGAGCTAAGCTTGTTAGATCCTTTAAGCTTTCCACCCTGTAATTGACGATGTGAGATATGGTCAGAAGGTTTATTAAATCCGTTAGTAAACCCCATAATCGCTGAATATACGTTCTTAGCTGCATCAGAAATGAACGGCTCTACCTCATAATGGTAAAGACGGCTTTTCATGATGAAGCCTTTTGAAAGTTGATCCGACATAGCATTACGCTCTTTCTTCGGAAAGTGAACCAACTCACCTTGTGGAATTGGTGGCTCTTGTGCTAAATTTGTTTTCATTCATTGCTCCTGTAATGAATATCGAAGCCTGATCCACGAAATCAGGCTTTTTTATTTGAATAAAATCCGCATGTACTCTGGTGAAGTAAATGCTTGTGCCAACATCACACGTGTTGCTTCAGCAATTTGAGGAGAGCAATACACATCACTTTCTGGTACAACCTTCAAACCAACGGCTGTCAACAAAAAGCTAATAAACTCAATCTCAGTCCATCCATTTGATTTCTTTTCAGTTTTCATCCGTGAAAGGATGCTAGCATCCACATTTATCATTTCTGCCACGTGTCTTTGGTTGCTTGCATTCAGTGCTTGCAATATGAGCGATTCGTTATTGCTAGCGCTTGCAGGCAATTCATTTGATACTTTGCTCATGGTTTAGTTCCTAAGCGGTTAATTGTTCTGAACAATATTCCTTCCATAAATTTTCTAGTTTTCTTCCTAGATCATATGAAAGGCGTTTCCCACATAACCCGCGCTCTAAATCACTAACGTAATTCTGTGAGCACCCGATTTCTGCGGCTATAAATGTCTGAGTAAGACCCTTTTCCCTTAACTCAGAGATCATCTTCTGCCATTGATTCATGGGCGGTCTCCGATAATTTTTATTAAATATATAGGTTTTCCGATATTTATTCAATAGCCAAACCGATTGAAATATGTATCAGAATTCCGATAGAAGTAACAATGGACAAATTTATGGCTACTTTGGGCGAAAACTTAAAAGCAATTCGCAAAGCTAAGAAAATGACTCAAAAAGAACTGGCTATGAAGTCAGGTGTCAAACAATCTGTAATTTCTGATCTCGAAACAGGGAATGCCAAATCGACAGGCTCTATACTTGAGTTGGCTACCGCACTTGGTGTTACCGCAGAAGAGTTAAAAAAAGGCATTGTCAGTAAGTTTGATAATAACGTTGAGCCTATAACTAAAAAGCTAATTCCCGTTCTTTCTTGGGTGCAGGCAGGAACAATGACATCAGTAGAAGCTATCGATCCTAATAAAATAAATGAATGGTTGCCACCCCTTAGTGCAGATGATCCAGATGGATGTTTTTATTTAAGAGTTGTTGGCGTAAGTAATTCCCCAAAATATGAAGAAGGTGACTATATTTTAGTTAATCCAAACTATCAGGTTTGTGATTTACTTCCTGATGATCTAATTGTTGTTCGAAATAATACAGATGCAACCTTTAAAAAGCTTGTAATTGAAAGCGATCAGCGCAAATACCTGCAAGCCCTAAATCCTAACTTTCACCCGAATATTATTGAATTTGAAGATGGTATGGAACTGGTAGGCTTGGTTATTGATGCGTTTAGGCCCCTAGGTGGATCACGCCCAAAGCGTGTTAGAAAAAGTTAAATTAAGGTTTTAGGTGATACATGGACAATTCAAAACGACCAATCAACCAGATTATTGCTCGCATCAATGATGCTGCGAAACATGGTGAAGCTTTGGTGCTAACAGCCGAAGAAGTGAAGATCCTCTCAAAGGACATCGGTGATAAAGTCTTTATTCCAGTCCTTACAAATGAACAAGTAGTGCAGTTGGTAAAATAAGGAAAGCTTGGACAGAAACTTAATAACACCAAAGATTAATAAGCTGTGAACCCGACACAGTCTTTACAACAGATCGGGTGGGGAAAATAATGAGTAAGACAGTTGTAAAAGACAAAACCGTACACTACAAAAAAGTAGACTTTCTAAAAGGCGCGAACCTTGGAAACTTACTTAAAGCCCAACTATTAGATAAAGACTCTTTTTATCATAAAGCTATTAATAGGCAGCAATTTGTATCGGCTACTAAAGATGATTTTATCCTTATAAATCACGCAAGTTCACATCAAAGTATGTTCTTTGGAGAGCTAATCATAGTGGAGTCTGGTAAAGCTCAAGCTGTTTTAAAAATAGACAATGATAGTGCTACCGAATTCCCAATCAAAACTTACTTAACGGAAGATTTACCTGATGATGAGGATGAATCTGTTGAAGTAGTGCGCAAAGAATTTATTGATAGTGTTTTATATTTTGGAGTGATTGATAATCATGTTGCAATTATTCAATCCAGATCATTAACAGCAAGAACTCTTGAGTCTTATTTAGGTTGGCTTTTGGGTGAAGCAGCTAAAGCCTTACCAGCGAATAGTGCCTTAATCTTAAAAGATGCTCCGAACCCGGCAATTAAAGAAAAATTGGAATCAACGCCAGCCAAGACCATCTCAATCTCATCTGGAATTGGATCAACAGAATTGCAACCGATTCACAAAATAGAGTCGAACGTACCAGCTAAGATTGATTACAAAATCGAAGAAAATGTGGTTGATGTTTTAAAAACTGCATTTGGTGTCGATTTGGATGATTTAAAACTTGAAGATGGCCTTGATGACGCTAATTTAAAGCTTAAATTAACACTCACCTATAATCGAAAAACATCCAAAAGCGGGCAAAAAGTAATTGATACTGTTGCATCATCTATGAGACATAATGATGATTATGTTATAACTCTTGAAGATGGTACTAAGGTCACAGCGGATAACTTAAAGATGAGTGGAAAAATATCTGTTGAAACAATCAATAATAAAGTTTATAACGACGGCCTTAAAGTTCAATTGTACAATTGGATGACTACCAATATTAATTTTGGTGATTAATCATGGCTAAACGCTACTTGCCGTTTTACAACAACGCTAAATTTATTGCATTAGTGTTAGTAGCTCTATTTGTCATTTTTTCAGTTACTTTTAAATTTCTTGCCCTTGATGTAAATATCAACTTGGTTCAATTTTCCTTTGTTTTGTTATTACCGTTAAGTCAAATTTATCTAGCCTACAAAGGTATGCTCGATGCATTGAAGCTTGATGGTTTAAATCAATCAGAGCGGGATCGCCTCACGTCTACTGTGGATATAAGGAGCAAATCATCACTATATGTTGCCATTTTATTTATAGTGATTGTTTTTGGAATGTATGTTTTCAATGCATTGAATTTACTATCAAATCAGCATCTTTTAGCATTAGTCTTATCTGTAGGCTTAACCTCAATATTAAGTTTCTTTTTGGCATGGAGTGATTTAAAAGAAATATCTATGCTTGAGAAAACCCTTAAGGCTCGTAAAGAGGCGAGAGAGGCCAGAAGCAAAGTAATGAGCAATAAATAAAAATCAAACACTACCCTTCTCACCCAACCCACCCCGTGTGGGTTTTCTTTTGTCTATTAAAACACAAAAAATCGGAATTTCTATAAAAATATCGGATTCCCTATTGACTAATAATATCGGAAATGCGATATTTATCTCATCGACAAACAAAAACCGCCATAGGGGTCAGAGTCTAGGCGGTTTGCATCAAATGCGGAGATAAGTATGAATCAAAGAATTGAAAAGTACAAGTTTAGCCAAGCCTTCCGGGATGGCTCTAAAGCTTTCATAGCTTTCTGGGTTATCACCTTCATTGCATTTGCATTCTTAAAAGGCTGTGCCGACGAGCAACACGTCAACGAACTCAAAGCAAAGCAGAACATGTATGTGCGTGTGCAGGTTGAGGGGGTGAAGTGATGTATTACAAAGTTACTAGCCGTGCATGCTTAGATGCATATAACAAACTAGCTTCTGACCGAATCGCGCTTCGTGAGAAAGCTAAACAATTTGCAGATGAATTTGACGCTGATCCAGTTGTCCTTCAGGACTCTGATTCTATTTGGTTCTGTGGTATTGCATTCCGTGATAACTCAAAAGTGAATCGTGATATTTGGACTAAGCCAGAGCGTCAATATGGATACTCATGGATTCGCACAAAGCCATTAAAGAAGGGATTGCAAGCTGAATTTGATGCTGAAAAATCCAAATATGATGAACTTTTTAAAAAGTATTTTCCTGATGGACATAGAGTCGATAAAAACACTTTTTATTCAACTCTTGGCTTGGATGGATCAAGTTTCTTTTTTAGCTCATTCAAATGTTTTGAGCATGAAGGTTCTTTCTATATCAACACAACCATTGATATGCAGAAAGGAATAGAGATTCTAGGTTCAGAATATTCAGCTGCTTACAGTGCGCATCAGAAAGCACAAGCCAAGGAGCACTCTCATGGATAACTACAAAATTGAAGTTAAAGATGAAGCTGAAAGCAAAGAGGCTCAGGAGTTGTTTTTTGAGCTAGGTGGACAATGGAAAGACAGCGGAAAAGTGATTTTGGAATATGACCCAATCATGCCGTTTTTCTATCTAGATGGTGAAATATTACATAAAGGATCATCAATTCACAACTATCAAGTATGTGACAGAAAAGAACTCACCCTCCCTCAGCTACGCGACCTTGTTGTGTTGAAGCGGAATGATGTGAAGGATGCGACGCATCGCGACAAGCGGGATGAATCAATCTATTTAACTAGCGACAAGGTTATTTATTACTGGCAGGGTGAATGGTGTAAATCAGCTATTAATAAATCAAATGACTATGAAAACTATATTGCTAATAGTTTGACACCAATCGCTCAACCCCAAGACCCTACCTTGATTAGCGGTGCGGATGTTCCTGCATTAATCAAAAAAGGTGAATCGGTTCAGTTTCGCTCAGTATTCAACGTTCAAGGTGGTGGCGAATGGAAAGACCTTGATCTTGAGCGTGATGAGGAGGAGTTCTCTTTAGGTGATCTCATTAACACTCGTTTTGAATGGCGCCTCAAACCCCAAACCATCAAGCTTGAACTTGAGCTGCCGAAGCCTTTTGAGCCAGAAGAAGATTGTCACGTTTACATCTTAGATGACGGAAAAACAGATGGCTATCGTCGTTATTCCTACGAAGTTCATGGTGATAAAGGAAATACATTTATTGGTATTTGGCGTACCGAAGAAGAGATCAAGCAAGTCGTAGAGCAACTCAGAAAGATACGAGGTACTAACTCATGAATATGTTAGTTAACAAGCCTGAGTTGCTATGCCCTTCTTTTCCAATGCTTCAGGTATCTGGTGAGTTTGAAGTTAAAGACAATACTGTTTCATTTGAACTGGAAAGCGGTTGCGCAACTCTGAAATGCAAGATTGTTGCTGAGGTTGTTAAGCAAGTTCGTGTCGTTGGTTCTCTAATGAATCCAGAGGACAGCAAGGACCAGTTTTACGACCAACTCGTAGTAGATGACCGAACACATGTTGAAGTTGTTGGTACTGAATATGTAGAGACTCCTATCGGTCTTCTATTTCAACTTACATCAACACAAGTGGCTGACTTAAACGAGCAGCTTAAATACTACGCCGAAGAATTGGCAGATGAAGAAGCTGGAGCGGTTTGATGGAAGTTAAAAGTGTACATGCACACCACATTCCAGCAAACAACGGTGTAGATCCAATTGACGTATTCGTTGTGTGGTATGGCGAACAAGCATTTCAAGTCACTATCCGTTGTTGGGATTGTGCTTGGACTGCTTACCGTGGAAGTTGTGGCTTCAAGACTATTGAAGAGTACTTCTTGGAACAATGGTATGGACAAGAATGCCATGAACATGTTGTTCAACTCTTCACTACCACATCAAGACATACAACCCAAAGAGAAGAAAAGTGGTTGTTTAAAGTTGTCAGAAGCATGTGCCAGCACTTCAAAAAGTTAGCAGATAAGAATTAGGAGAAGATTATGAATGCGCCAGTAAATAAACAAGTTAATGAATTGCAAGTATTAGAACAAAACGTGATTGTAGCGGCTTTCGGCAAAGAAAACGGTATTCAAGAATTATTCAATCGCATGGCTGAGCAAGCACGTTCAATTGTTCCTGATGTTTCAACTAAAAAAGGACGTGATGCTATTGCATCTCAAGCTTACAAGGTAAGTAAGTCTAAAACTGCTGTAGATAACCATGGAAAAGACTTGGTGGCAGGTATTAAGGCGCAAGCTGCTGTGATTGATCGTGACCGTAAAGCATGGCGTGATCAGTGTGATGCTTTACGTGATGAAATTCGTAAGCCACTAGATGAATGGGAAAAAGCTGAAGAAGATCGCATTCAGTCAATTAAAGATCGCATCTCTAATTTTGATGCTGGTCGCGTTGATACCTTTTCAACTAGCGACCTTATTCAAACAATCATAAGTGAAGTTGAGGCAACGGCAATTGATGAAAGCTTTGCTGAATTTGCCAATGAAGCAGCAATCAAAAAAGATGCAGCCCTTAGCTCATATAAAAAATCACTTGAAATTGCATTAAAACGTGAAGCTGAGCAAGTAGAGTTAGAGCGCCTACGCAAATCTGAACAAGAACGTTTACAACGTGAACACGAAGAACGCATTGCACATGAAGCAGCTGAAAGAGCCCGTCTAGAAGCTGAGCGTAAAGCTAAAGAAGAAGCCGAACGTGTAGAACGTGAAAAGCAAGAAGCTATTGCTAAAGCAGAGCGTGAAAAACGCGAAGCTGCTGAACGTGAAGCCCGTTTAGTTGCTGAAAAAGAAGCTGCTGAATTACGTGCACAACATGCAGCAGAAGCAGAACGTAAACGTATTGAAGCTGAGCAAGCCGCAAAGCTAGAGGCCGAACGCCAAGCAGAAGAAGCGCGCCAAGCTAACCAAGCACACCGTAAAAAAATCTGTAATGAAGCACTTAAAGGTTTATTGGCTTTGGGTATTGATGAAGCAAAAAGCAAAGAGATTTTGCAGGCAATCAATAAAGGCCTAGTTCCACACGTATCTATTAAGTTTTGAGGATTAGAAGATGAGTAATATTGTTTTGTCGCAAGTTAGCAAGATTGCATCAGCTTTTAATATGCAAGATGTTGATCCTGCTGAGTTAGCAAATACTCTTGTTAATACAGTATTTAAGAAAGCAACAAATGATGAATTTCTCTCTCTATTAATTGTTGCAAACCAGTACAAGCTAAACCCTTTTACAAAAGAAATTTATGCATTCCCTGCCAAAGGTGGGGGCATCACACCAGTTGTTGGTATTGATGGGTGGGCGCGCATTATTAATGACAATCCTGTATGTGATGGTATCCAGTTTGAACAAGACGACGAGTCATGCACATGCAAGATTTTCCGTAAAGACCGTAACCACCCTACTGTTGTAACTGAATACTTGTCTGAATGTCAGGGTAATTCAGAACCTTGGAAAAAATACCCAAAACGGATGCTACGTCATAAGGCTTTAATTCAATGTGCCCGTGTTGCTTTTGGATTCTCAGGTATTTATGACGAAGACGAAGCTCGTCGTATTGATGATTGTCATATCCCTACCGTTCAGACCGTTAGTTCAGATCTTCCTCAAGGTTATGAAGCTTATGAGCAGCAACATTTAGACAACATGCGCGCTTTGGCCATGGAAGGTACAGAAGCTTTGCAAACTGGCTACGCTGAATTACCGCAAGGTGACTGCAAAAAATACTTCTGGACTAAACATAGTGCGTCATTGAAAGAAGCAGCACAACATGCTGATCAACCACAAGGGCAAGTGTATGAACATTCTCCAGCGTAGTGAAGATTGGCATTCAGAACGCTGTGGCAAAGTCACAGCAAGCCGAGTAAAGGATTTAAATGCAAAGCCTAATAAGGGCAAAGCTTTAAATGCATTGGGTTTAACAATTCTAGCTGAGCGCCTCACTGGCGTTCAGAAGGAAATATTCACAAACCAAGCTATGCAATGGGGTATCGATAACGAGCCTCATGCAATAGCAGCTTATGAAAATGAAACGGGTAACTTTGTAGTTGGTACGGGTTTAATTGACCATCCTTTCATTGAAATGTTCGGAGCTTCACCGGATGGGCTTGTAAGTGATAACGGGCAAATCGAAGTTAAGTGCCCAGACACTACAACGCATTTGAATACCCTTCTGACTAAGCAGGTACCAGATGAGTACATCCCTCAAATCACTAGTCAATTGGCTTGTACTCGTCGTGAATGGTGTGACTTTGTGAGTTATGACCCACGTCTGCCAGAAGGACTACAGATCATTATTATTCGCGTCTTTGCTAAAGACTTGGCTATCGAAGCATTAGAGCAAGATGTTCGTAAATTCAACAAAGCTATAGATGACGCAATTAAAACACTGAAGGTGGCAGAATGAACGACTGGCAAATATTAAGAAGTCGGTATGGCAGCAACCGAAGTTATAAAAACCGTATGGCTCTTAGCACATTCGAACTAGAGCACTTTAAAGAATGGCTAGTAGATCAAGGCGCAGACGTCTACAGCAAGACAGAACAAAACGAACTTTTAAGATTTAGATTAAACGGCCAATTAGGTATTTGGTATGAGTCAGGTTCAGGAAACCTACTAATGCATGATTTGGCAGATAAGTATTTGGAGACAGCAGCATGACAGATTTGAATAAGGAAAGAGAGCTCTACATGGCTGCAAAGGCCAGAATAGAGAAAGAAGAGTTTTTCTGCAGAGATTGGGATTTGTGGAAAGCTTGTGCTGAATTAAAACAGGCAGAAATTAATGAACTTAGAGCAGAGCTAGAAAAAGCCAAAGCTCAGGCGGTGCTAGATACTCAACAAAAGCTTACAGATACATATTATTTGGAAGGCTCAGATTATGTAGTTGATTGCCCTTTCGAATATGACATTGAAATAGATAAAGGTGAAGTGCTTGAGTTGCAAAAATGGCAGCGCACAGAATCAACAAAAGTATATTTTGCAAACATCTATAAAGATGAAGATAACTTTGAAATTCTTCAATTCGCTTCAAAAGCCGAAGCTGAAAATGCAGTTGCGGAAAACTTGAAGTTTTTAGAAGCAAGCGAATCGGGAGCTGAGGGATGAACACAATGGCACAAAGCAAGCTGTTTGGTCTTGCTGAAAATAGAACAGATGTATGGTCAACGCCTCAAGACTTTTTCGAAAAATTGGATCGAGTTTTTAACTTTGATTTAGATGTTTGTGCTCTACCAGAAAACGCCAAATGCGAACGTTTTTTCACACCTGAAATTGATGGTTTAAAGCAAGAGTGGACGGGAACATGCTGGATGAATCCGCCATATGGCCGTGAAATTGTAGATTGGATATCAAAAGCAGCTTATACGGCAGAACAAGGACATACAGTTGTTGCACTGGTTCCAGTTAGAACGGATGCACGATGGTTTCAAGACTATTGTTTAGGTCGTGAAATCCATTTTATTCGTGGGCGTTTAAAGTTTGGTGGTTCTTCATCTAATGCACCATTCGGTTGTTGTGTTGTCGTATTCCGTCCAAGTCTTAAAGATGTTCAATGGGCAATGGCAGTAAATGAGTTTAGAAAAGCGGAAAGCAAGGAGGGGTGAAATGACAGCAATTGCGAATATAGGTAGTAACTTTGTTGTAGCGTTACCACCTTCGGACATCTGGCTTAATGACTCCCAAGCTGCTGAGTTCTTGGGATATCGAGATGTACATTTTAAGGCAGCAGTTTGCTGCCTACCAACCTTCCCTAAACCGCGCTATGTTATTAAGTGCGGTCAAGGAAGACGCTGGAACTTGGCAGAGCTATCAAACTGGTTGAATGAACAATCGGATGATGAGCCAAAGAAAGGAAGACCACGTAAACGGGGCTAATCAAGCCTCGTTGCAATTTCACTTGCAGTAGCATTGTAGTAGATCATTAAACTTCTTAAGTCTTTATGCCCAATCATCCGGGCTAAGTCTAAAACTTCTAATTTCCTTGCAAGGCGTGTACAAGCTTCATGGCGTGTGTCATGAAAGTGCAAGTCAGTGATTTGACATCTATCTCTTAATTTACGCCAAAGCGTATCAAAGCTTTGGGAATTACAAGTAAAGACCTGCTTTTTATCAAGACCTTTTAATAAAGTCAGCAACTCAACTGCACGCTTAGATAGTGGTACATTTCGTTTAGTACCATTCTTTGTTTCATTTAAAACTAAATATCTATCTTTTAAATAAACACGATCCCAACTCAAGCCAACAATCTCACCAGCGCGCATAGCTGTCTCAATCGCAAAGAGAAAGGCAATTATAATTTGCTGAGTTGAATTTACTGGTACATTGTTATCCCAATTTGCTGCAAGACATAATCTATCAATTTCATCCTGAGCAATTCGTCTATCACGGTGCTTTGATGGTGGGGGTAAAGTCAAGTCGGCCATTGGGGACTCTTTAATCCACTTCCATTCTTTTCGGGCAACAGTAAATAAAGAAGCTAAAATATTTGCTTCACGTCTGACAGTAGCGCCCTGCACTTCTTTTAAACGAGAATCACGCCATTGCACTAAATCGTCAGTTGTGACTTTGGCCAATTGTTTTTGACATAGCTTTTTATACTCACGCTTAAAGAAAGCCATTCGCTTGACTTCATTCTCATGAGTTTTCTTTTTAACACTCACTTCATTTAAGTAGCGTTCAATAGCTTCTAAAAAAGAGTGATCTGGTAATTTGCCATGCGATTGTTCGCGTAACTGAGTCTCGCGTTTAGATGCCCAAGCCCTAGCCTGAGCTTTTGTATCAAAGGTTGCACTTTCGCGAATTCCGTTTACACTTATCTCGGCTCGCCATGTATCGTTGCGTTGTCTAAATGAAGCCAT